CTGTAAAGTTATCTGTGTTAGCGAAGCAAAATACTCACAACCTTAGCTTCATAAGGAAAGTAAGAGCCGCATTTCTCTGGACAAACGGCCCTGAGTAGTAAAGCTAAAAAGCTACGTTTCCTGGAGACGCCCTGTCATGTATGCAATTTACCATGCAGCTATTTATTTACATCTGCATACACCGTATTTGCAATCTCCTCAGTACCAATTGTCGGTCCGTGACCGCACTAAATTGAAATACTGCTCTTGTTCGATCACCGCCTTACTCACATGACCCATCTGATCACTAACATCGGAAATCATCGGGGCATAAAAATCCCAAACGTCCGGTGAATGTAAGCTCAACTCCTCTAAAGAAGACTCTAGGCAATCAATAAGAATCTTCTTCTCCAGCTTCCTGTTCTTGCACCAATAAATAGTGTACAAAAAGCTGTTCAACTCCAAAGGGCACAACCAGACGTTGTCCCTGCACACAAAACCACGCTTCAAAAAAGTAGTCTCCTCCAACGGAAAAGTGGTCCGCAACTCACCAAGTTTGTTGCCGGCAGTATAAGTCAAACTAAACTCCTCAGCTAAAACCTTTGCCACAGTAGTCTGATTAAATAGCGGACTAACTGCTGGGCTCGGATTATTATTATTGTCATCCCCATAAGTGACTGTGCTCACATTCGACCAAAAATTGGTCAAGTCGCCCGTGCACTTCATGTAAGCATACACCAACACTACCAAAGAGTAAATTGAATTCACAATAGTAGTAAAAGGGTGACCACTGGGCAAAGACTTATTCCATTGATAAATGTACTTTTGTTCTTGGCCTAAACCACCAATATGGCGGCTGTGCATCAAATCCATCCATAACACACGTCGAATACGCGCATTGTCCGGGCCGTCATCATACCAAGCATTGATAAAATCCAAAATAAGAATGTGAATAGACGGCTGCTCAGAGCTATCAAAAAACGAAAAATCGCCATCAAAACACTCCTTACCATGACGTTGTAACATCATAACAAGAATATCCCAATCAGAATAGCAACATATACCAGGCGCCATGCCAGAAACAGTATGATTAGTCATAACCGCAGTAGAAAAAGCACCAAAAAACATCCGCCATACTACAGTGTAGTCAAGCGGTGCTGAAGAAATCAAACGTGTGGCTACGGCCATAACTTTGGCCTTGGAACGCAACTCATCTTTCAAAAAGTC